CATTACCTCTTGTGGCTGGAATTACCGTAGTTGATAAATGGGGCGAAGCAAAATGACGTTTCGTCGTAAACGTTTTCGTCCCGAAGAAATGTCTCTTCCAGAATTAACCGCAAGAATTAGAGAGTTTATTTACGATTCTCAACTCCCGGAAGCAAATGAAGTAGTTGCGTATTTAGGTATGCCCGAGATTAGTGAAGAAGTTTTAGAGAAAGAATACGAAGAAAGCGAAAATCGAGTATCTGAAATATCTCACTTAATTCCCTTGCTGTACGCTTTTGCCCACACTATGGCAGAAGGAATCACAGAGTATCAAAAAGCAGATGTAGATGACGAAGATATTCTGCCAGCTTCCGCATGGATAATGACTCGCAAAGTTTTTACGCAAGTTTCCGTCAGCACCTTGGTTGGTGCATTATCTCAGCTTGTTGACTTAGGAATAATAAAAATTGTAAACAGAAAAGGACATTGGTATGACATCTTCAAACGTTGAACTTCCTCATGAGGTTCTCGACAAAGCTCTTGACAAGCTTCGTGAATGGAAAGAGCACCACCCAACTATGGTGATGTACTCTGAGGCAAAAGTTCTCTACCGAACAGTTCCTTGGCTCATTGATTTGTTGGAACTTGGTAAAAAGTTTCTTGACTCTTCAGCTCTTATGGAAGACGGTTCTCTTGACCCTGACGATGTATACGCTTGCCGAGAGTTCATTGGCTTGGCAAATGCAATCTTGGAGGACTAATGCGTGAGGAACACATCAAAATGCAAGAGTACTCAATTGAGTACGCGCAAGCTCACCCCGCAAAGTGGTGGAGAGCACGTACTTATGTCATTATTGAGGCTCCCTCAGACGATGACGTAATTGCTGCATCAGATACTTTATTTTCTGACTGGAGTGTCGTTTCTATTACGACTACCGGAGACAATAACATGAAGAGAGTAGTTTGGAGCATTTATGAATAACGCTGACTGGTGGGCAAAGAAGCTTGCTCAAAACACGCCACAGGCTCCCCCACGTTCGGACGGAGTTCTCCCCGCACCACCTAGCCAACAGCCATTGGCTCCCATGCCTAATTTTCAACCTCAAACAACTACGAGAGCGCAAAGTGTTAATCAAACTGCTTCGTGTCCCGACTGTGGGTCTGGCAACTTTATGTCGGTTTCTAATGCTGCCCCCCGTTGTTTTGATTGTGGATATCCCCTTGAGCAGTCTGGTTCTCGGTACGGTTCTTTGGCGGGTGCTCACGTAGAGGGTTCAACAAAGATTTCCACCGGCAACGACCCCACAAATAACTGGAACCCCCAAGGAATAATTGGAAGGATTAGCGACTAATGAGTAAAGCATTTACTAACTTTGACCGCAAGTACAAGCAAGGTGAGATTGCCGAAAAACAACTTGATGCTATTTTTCATGGCGAAGTCACTATTGAACTAAAGAGCGACCAAAAGTGGATTAATACAGGCAATCTTTTTGTAGAGGTCTCGTGCTACAAAGCCAGCAAAGGCGGTTGGGTCCCCTCGGGTATCTACGAGCCAGACATGGAAGTGGACTTGTTCTGGTATGAGTTCTCCGGAATTCACCTCGCAGCACCGCCTGAATGCTGGCGGTACGCCGTAGAAACCCAAGGAGTTGCCGTACCCGGTGGTGACGAATCCAACCCTTCTAGAGGCGTACTTCTTCACACCATTAACTTGTTTACCGCCTTTAGAGAATGGGCAAAAGATAACCGATGACAATTAGCCCAGAAGCCAAAAAGATTATTGCTTCTATCAATAAGAAATTTGGTGAGAACGTAGTAGTCATTGGCGAGGACATTCGCCCCGGATTGGTCTCCAAGATTACGACTGGCTCCACAACGTTTGACTACATTCTTGGTGGTGGGTTCCCAGCTAATCAATGGAACGAACTTATTGGTGAAGCCAGCCACGGCAAAACTGCCGTTGCCCTCAAGTGCATTGCGGCAAATCAGGCGGTCAATCCAGAGCATGTCACCGTGTGGGTGGCTGCTGAGCAATGGGTTCCTGAGTACGCAGACATGTGTGGCGTCGATACTAGCCGTGTAATTGTCGTTGAAACCAACGTGATGGAAGAGGCGTACCAAGCCGTTCTTGACTTTGCTGAATCCAAGTCCATTGACGCTATTGTCATTGACTCACTCCCCGCCCTTGTGCCGTCCCCAGAGATGGACAAGAACATGGATGAACTTACCGTGGGTCGTGGTGCCATGATTACCAACAAGTTCTTTCGCAAGGCAGGGGCTGCAATGAAGCGTAGCCTTGTCGAGGACGAGCGACCAATTCTGGGTCTGGTAATTAATCAGTACCGCATGAAGATTGGCGTGATGCATGGGGACCCTCGCACCACCCCCGGTGGAGAAGGTAAGAACTACGCATTCTTTACCCGTAGTGAGATTCGTCGTGATGAGTGGATTGAGGCTGGCTCTGGGGTTAACAAGTCCCGAGTTGGTCAACGCATCAAAATTCGTACGATTAAAAACAAAGTTGCTCCACCACAGCGTGTAGCCTACATCGACTTTTACTTTTCCGACCACGGCATGTACGAAGCTGGTGACTACGATTTTGCTAAGGAAGTCGCAGCAATGGCAATCGTCAAGGAGATTGTAGACCGTAAGGGTGGCTGGATTTACTACGGAGAACGCAAGTGGCAGGGTCAAGAAGCCCTTATTGCGTCTATCCGAGAAGAAGTTGACTTCATGGAAGAACTTCGTGAAAAAGTATTGACTACGCCAGATTCAATCATAGGAGCAATCAATGAACAGTCAGAGTAAGTTCGTTATTAAAGACACCGCTTGGGCGCACTACATCTCCGCAGAGCTATCAGAGTACATGGAGAATTGCGCTGCTTTAATCTTTGATGACCCCGCACCCGACTTCACCACCTTGTCTGGTGTAGATTACTGTGGCTGTGAAGTATGCGATTCTCGGGAAATACTCCACTTTCTCATTCCTCGAATTCTTGACGCCTATAAAGAAGGCAAGGTGGACTTTGCGTAGCGAGGGACAAAAGCAGAGTCAGGCGCACGAAAAGCGTATTGCCAAGGCAATTGGGGGCAGCACAACCGCTGCCTCTGGTGCTTTCTGGTCTCGTAAGGGAGACGTAAGAAACGCTGACTTGCTTATTGAACACAAGTGGACCGGCAAAAAAACCAAGACCATTAGTTCGGCAGAGCTAAAAAAGATTACCAATGAAGCAATCATGGATGGTCGCCTTCCCGTATTTGGCATCCACCTTGACGGCGAAGACTACGTAATTCTTCTTGAGACCGACTTCCTAGAGATGTGGGAAAAGAATGCGGGATGAATCATGGCGTGAACAAGCTCGGTGTAGAGGGGAAGACACCGAGCTATTCTTCCCACCCCGTGATAAAGACAAATACAAGTCAATTGCAGACCAAGCAAAAGTTTACTGTTTTGGGGTAAATGGCAAGACACCGTGCCCAGTCCTAAACGAGTGTCTGTGGTATGCGATAGACTCCGATGAAGTGCACGGAATCTGGGGAGGAATGAGTCATAGAGAACGAAACGCCTTGGTTAGAAAATGGCGGAGACTTTACAAAAACAAAATGACTCTTGAAGAATACGTGCTAAATGAAAGGACCGTCTAATGTCTATTAAAGACCCTGCACTAAAAGCTTATTTAAATGCAAAGAAACCTTCTAGTCGTCTAATTGGAGATGTAGAACGCTACTTACTTTTGCGTCCACCCGGAGACCGTTCCACTACAGTTCTTCATCCATCAGAGATTATTAAAAAAGATTGGTGTTTGAGGGAATCTTGGTTTTTATTAAGTGGGTATGAAAAGATTGCCGAAACTCCCAGTCTTAAACTTCAGTCTATCTTTGATGAAGGTCATGCCATCCATACTAAGTGGCAACGTTGGTTCCAAGACATGGGTGTTCTTCACGGTCAGTTCCGGTGTCAAGTCTGTAACGAAACTACGTGGGGTACTTCCCCCGAGGTGTGCAGTAAATGTACATCTTATGGTCATAACAACCTCCATTACGAAGAGGTTACGTTGCGAGACGACGATTTGCGCATCAAGGGTCACACCGATGGTTGGATTAAAGGTATTGGTAATGATTGTCTGATTGAAATTAAGTCAATTGGACCCGGAACACTGCGTTTTGAAGCTCCTACTCAAATGTACGAGGCATACGGAGACTTCATGAAAGCGTGGACAAAGGTTACTCAACCTTTCCAGTCCCATGTTCTACAAGGTCAAATGTATCTTGAGTTAATGAAGCGCATGGGGAATCCAATTGATGAGATTGTTTTTATTTACGAACTTAAAGCAGACCAGTCCTACAAAGAGTTTTCGGTCAAGGCTGACTACCGATTTGTTGAAAAGATTTTTGACAATGCACGGACTGTCGTAGACGCTGTTGAGGCGGGAACTCCCCTAGCTTGTAATGTAAATGAAAGTGGGTCATGCAAAAAGTGTGCCCCCTATAAGGAGAAACAGGATGCAAATTAATATGGACGCTATTCAAAAGTTTAATCAGTTGGGGTTCAAGTTTGAAGAACCCAAACTTGGTCAAGTAACAATGCCCGCCGACATCACTGAGTTAACCAGCGACCAACTAGCCGCTAAATTTACGGCACTAACAGCATGGGCAGATTACATTGCCTCCAAACTAACCTTGGCAATTCTGGAGGAACGTCAGGCACAGAAGTTGCTGGATTTTGAGGAAAGCAAGCTTCTCGTCACTCGCATGGGAGCCTCGGTTCGAGGAGAACGAGTTACCACTGTTAAAGCACAAATCAGCATTGATGAAAATATTCAAGCTCTTTCTCAGGATTACGAGAATAAGTACGCATACCGCAAGATGTTAGAGATGTTATTCACCAATCATGAGCGTGATATCTCACTTATTTCACGAGAAATTACTCGTCGTTCTAATGAAAATAGGTTCACTAGGAAAGAATTCTGATGAAAGAATCCGTAAATCCAAAACATTATTTTCACCCCAGTGGTATTGAGGCAATTCAAATAACAAAGTTTGAAACGTTTCTTCGTGGAAACATTTTGAAGTACATTCTTCGCGCCCCGTATAAGGGCGAAGAACTTCAGGACCTATTAAAAGCACAGCAATACTTGGAATGGGAAATAGAGCGCGTTAAAGGAAAAACAAATGAGTAAAGAATTATCACGTCGCCGTGAAGTGCGTAGTGAACATAATGACGCTAGATGGTGGTACCACTGCGACGTCCATGATTGGTCGTATGAAGAATCCACCCCAGAGGACGTGTGTCCCGTATGTTTGGGGGAATCAAGTGAGCGCAAACGCATCGTTGCTCTACTGGAAACACTTAAGTGTAAGTGCGACGATGACTGTGACATGATAGAAAGTCCTTTTCACATCCTCATCCCATTTCTGAAGGGCGAAGTTGATGCGTGACTCATTTACTCCTGAAGAAGTAGACCGAATTGAAGACAAAGCCTATGAAGTAGGCGTCGGCATTGGGGCAAGCCAAGAGCGTGAGCGCATCAAAGTAAATATTGAAAAACGTATCGAAGAATTGTCTTCATGCAATAAAGACGACGACTGTGCAAAGATTGCAGACTACATAGAGTCTTATCTACCAGAGTGGCTTGAGTCAGTTGTTGCAGATATT